GGGGCGCAATAATGGCAAAGAGAATAACCGCACCCCGTCCGGGAACCAAGCAACCGGAATGGCAAACCGAGATTTGCGATACGTGCCGTTTTTCCGAATGGATAACGGACGACCATAGACACCGGGATTTAAACGGGAACCCGATTTGTTTACGTTGCCCGCATTACGAATTTTACATTGTCCGAGGTCGCCGGGCGTGTTCTAAATGGGAGAAAGGAGCAAAGCAATGAACAACGAACAATTATTGCAGATGTACGACGCAATCCGGCAACAACCGGATTTGCTTGTTAAAGCCGCCGCCCGTAAACGCCTTATCAACTTTGCCCGGTATATGCAACCGGATTTAGTATTAGAGCCTTTCCACGTGGTTTATTATACGCTTTTGGATATGTTTGCACACGGCAAAATACGAAAGATGATTGTACAACAACCGCCCCAACATGGCAAATCGGAGGGGTCGAGCCGTAAATTACCCGCATTTATGTTGGGGTTAGACCCCGACCGCAAAATATGTATCGGTTCGTATGCGGCGACAATCGCACGGGATTTTAACCGGGACGTTCAACGAATAATCGACACGCCCCGGTATCGTGAATTATTCCCCGGCACGTACTTAAATGGGTCAAACATCGTAACAATGGCTAATACCTATTTGCGCAATTCCGATGTTATCGAAATGGTAGGGCGTAAGGGGTCGTTGCGTGTCGTCGGTCGTGGCGGTTCGCTGACGTCTAAAACCGTGGACGTTTCGATATTGGACGACGTGTATAAGGATTACGCCGAGGGTAACAGCCCGATAGTACGGGCGGCGGCGTGGAAATGGTACACGACCGTTGTACGCACCCGTTTACACAACGATAGTCAAGAATTGATTGTATTTACCCGTTGGCACGACGACGATTTGATAGGGCGCATTGAAAAGAGCGGCGAAACGATTATTGATGTTAAGTGTTGGGCGGATTTAGAGAACGTAACGCCGGGGGCGTGGGTGCGCATAAATTTTGAGGGATTGAAAACCGGGGAACCGACCGAGATAGACCCACGGGAACCGGGGGCGGCATTATGGGAAAGCCGACACAGTAAGCAAAAGTTGGAAGCGCAAAAAGCATTAGACCCGGTACAATTTCAATGCCTCTATCAAGGCAACCCCGGTTCCGCCGAGGGTCGATTATATCAACCGTTCAAAACATGGGTTGAAAAATCCGATTACGGCACGTACATACGTTCCGGCGCATACATAGATGTTGCCGATGAGGGGGACGACCTTTTGTTTGCCGCCACGTATGACGTTTATAAATCGGACAACATGATTTTCAACGAGAAAACAAAGCGTATGGAACCGTTGTTATTTGCTTTAATTACGGATATGGAAATGACGGACGAAAATACGGACGTTACAACCGTAACCGTTCCGGCAATGATTAACAGGAACGGCACGCAAAAAGTATGGGTTGAGAGTAACAACGGCGGTGCGGGTTACGAAAAGGTTATTAAAAAGAAAATGCGGGCAATGACAGACCCGTTTTATCAAGGCGGCAATAAGGAAAGCCGGATAATTACGGCGTCCGCAATGGTAAATCAAAATATTATTATGCCGTTCGGTTGGGAAACCCGGTACAAAGCGATTTACGACCATGTTACCACCTTTTTGCGCAATTTCGATGCGAACACGCACGACGACCCGGAGGACGGATTAACCGGGATTTACGAAAAAGAGATTGCCGACGGTAATATACAGCCATACGCACACGCCAACCGAGGCGTTAAACGTCGTAACTAACAATTTAATTGATATATGCAAGTTTATAACGGAAAAAGTTTATAACTTTGCAACGTAGAAGTAATACAGAGGGCAAAGGGACAGCCCAACGAGGTAACAAATGTAATTTTTAACGTTAAAATTTTAAGAGTATGATTACTTGTAAGTGTCCGGCGGCGGCTTCATTGCCCGATATTCCCGCCGTAAAATGCGCCGAAAGTTTCGGGCAAATCCAAAAGGTAGCGTTTCAGCGTCTAACCAAAGACGATGGAAGCAAAAACAGTTTTACGAGCGAAAAGGCAATTACTTTGCTTGCTTCATGGACGATGTTATTGTCGGCGGCTAATAGTACAAAGATTGTTGTTTCCCCGTATATCCAAGCCCCGACCAACGAAGCCGGAGCCGCCCGAACCTTTGGCGGCGGTAACGAAACATTGGGAGGCGTCGAGGAAATTGTAGGGCGTGAACCGAACCCATTCACGGGCGTAATGCGTAAAATCCCCCAATCAGTAATTAAGGCAATGAAAGAACTTCAGTGCGAAAGTTGGGGCGATAACTTGGGCGTTTATCTGTTTGACGAAAACGGAAGCATTGAAGCCATTCAAGACGAAACGACCCCGACAACGTATTATCCTATTCCGATTCGGTCTCTGTTTATTGGTGATAAAACGCATGGCGGATTAGAAGCCCCGGACAGCAACTCAATACAATGGGTATTTTTGCCGAACTATTCGGACGACCTCGTAATTGTAACCCCGAGTTTCAACCCGCTAACCGATTTGAAACCCGAAGTTGTAGGAGGATGACAATATGGCGGCAAAGGTTACAAAGGTTAAATTAGTTTGTCCGCCGCATGGTTTAACCGATGAATTTGAGATTAAGCACGCCGAAAGGTTGTTGCGGATGCCAAACAACGGCGGTTGGCAGTTACCCAAAGACAGCGATTTTAAATTTACCAACGACAATGGGATTGAGTATAGACGAAATAAAAAAACGGATAACGGAGCCGAAAAAGCGTAAGATGATAAACAAAGCCGTTTATCATCAACAACGCATTAATTTTCACGCCCGCACCCGTATTACGTCGTTTGACATTTGCCAACCGATTACGGACTTTATGGCATTTGTTTCTAACTTATTGCCGTATGACAAATTTAAGATGTTCAAAACATTGTTCCGTTACCCCGTTAAGACAAACGAGGTAACGGGCGTTTGTTTTGATAAGTTGAGCCGGATTTTTGACGGTCGTAACCCGGCGTTCAATTATCAGTTCCAAAACCCGGAACAAAGGGACGATTGGGAGTATTACCGCCAAGACATATTACACGAACCGGAAATTTGGAGTACAAAAGGATGGGAGTTTTTCCAAACCGAAATAAATAGCGTTCTTATTGTCGATATGCCGAGCGAACAAAACCCCGCCGACAAATACCCGCAACCGTATTTCTATTGGTTGCCTATTGCATCCGTGATTGATTACAGAGCTAACCCGACGACGGGGGTAATGGATTATATCATATTTAGGCAAGACGGGGAACGTATCGCAGTAATTGACGACGAACGTTATAGAGTTTTCAGAGAGGACAAAAACCACAATATCGGCGAATTGCTGATTGATAACCCGCACGACGTCGGTTATTGTCCCGCCCGTTTCTTTTGGAATGAACCGTTGAGTTTATCGGAACCCGACGTTAAGCAATCCCCGCTAACCAAGCAATTGGAGGCGTTGGATTGGTTTTTGTTTTATCATATCAGTAAACGACATTTAGATTTATACGGAGCATATCCGATATATTCCGGTTACGAACAATCATGCGATTTCAGTAACGGCGAAAATGGCGATTATTGCGACGGTGGGTTTTTGAAAGACAAGCAAGGGTTTTACAGATTGGACGCCGCCGGGCTTTTGATGCGTTGCCCCAAGTGCGGGGATAGTCGTATTAACGGCGTCGGTTCGTTCGTTGAAATACCAATACCGGACGGGGATAAACAACCCGATTTGCGTAACCCGGTGCAAATGCTAACCGTTGACCGTGGGAGTTTGGATTATAACGTTGAGGAAGAAAACCGCCTAAAGAATGACATTATTACGTCGGTTGTTGGAACCAACGAGGAAATAACCACACGGGACGCATTGAACGAGCAACAAATACAAGCGAATTTTGAGAGCCAAAGCACGGTATTAAACCGGGTAAAGAAAGGATTTGAAGCGGCGCAACAATTCGTCGATGAAACCGTTTGCCGTTTGAGGTATGGCGGTTTGTTCGTTTCTGCAAAAGTCAATTACGGCACGGAGTTTTATTTATCCAACGCAACCGAGTTACGGGAACGTTACAAGGTGGCAAAGGAAAGCGGCGCAAGCGAGGCGGAATTAGACGCCCTACAAAACCAAATTATCGAAACGGAATACCGGAACAACCCAACCCAATTGCAACGTATGTTGACGTTGGCGGAATTGGAACCGTACCGACATTTAACCCGTAACGAGGTATTGGATTTGTACGGCAAACAGATTATCAGCGAAAACGATATGCGTATAAAGTTGAATTTTGCTAACTTTGTACGCAGATTTGAACGTGAATATTTGAACGTGTTAGAGTTTGGGTATAATATGCCGTTCAACTCTAAGATAAATTTTATAACAAGTAAATTTAACGATTATGCGAGTGAAAGTAAGCGAGGGTAAAACTAAAGACGTTGCGATTATCGACGTTACGCCCGAAAACTACATTGTCCCGGACAATGAGAAACATTTGTATCATTGCGTTATCGAAATTAAGAAATTCGACAGCGAAACGGGCAAACGGTTATCAATTCCCAGTATTCAGAAGTTCGGCAAAAAGGGTTATGAAAATAGCATTGCCGACAATCTGAAAAAGCAGGGTTACACGATTACCGTATTGCACGACCCCAACGAGTACATGAAAGCGAAAGCCGAGGCGGACGAAAAGGCAAAGGCAGAAAAAGCCAAAGCCGCCGAGGAAAAAGCCAAAGCCGCCGAGGAAAAAGCCAAAGCCGATGCCAAAGCGAAAGCCGAGGCGGACGCCAAAGCCCGTGCCGAGGAAAAGGCAGCGTTGAAAGCCGAGATTTTGGCAGAATTGAAAGCGGCGGGAGTTATCCCGGCGGAACCCGCCAAAGAAACCAAAGCCGATGCAAAGGCAAAGGCAGAAGCCGAGGACAAACCCGGAGCGAAAAAGTAACAGAGTATTAAACCATTAAAAATACGATTATGGCACAGATTGCACAGCAGGACAATTTGGTTATTGAAGTAACAACAACCGCCGCCGCATTGGATGGCGCCACAAAGAAAAAGTTGATTGAATGTATTGAGGGCGGAACAATTACCGACGTCATTTTGGTAACAAAAGAGGTTGGAAAGAAAATCAGCCATGCACGTGTTGTTAGTTGGTCGGTTGACACAACCGGGGATTCGCCAAAATACACAATTCATATTATTAACGCAGACAGCGGAGTAGTAGCAGCAATCGCACTTAATTAATTCAAAGGGAAAGAATTATGTTAACGAGAGAAATTTTAGTTGCAAATGCGGCATTAGCCGGATTAACCGACGAACAAATTGCGGCAATTACAACATTGTCCGCCAACGACGAAAATAGCGTTATCGCCAAAAAGACGGGCGAAATTTACGGCGGATTGGATGCCGATATTTTGGCGGTGTCCGGTATCGCAAAGAACGGAACCGAAAAGACGTTTGATTACGCCAAACGAGTATTAACCGAGTTCAAAACCAAAGTTGAGGGCGCAAACGGTCTGCAATCACAGATTGACAGCCTAACCAAAGAAAAGGCACGTTTGGAAAAAGCCATTGCCGACGGTGCGACGGATGCGGAAACCGCAAAGGCATTGAAGCAAGCAAAGGCAGATTTGCAAAGCGTTACGACCCAATACAACGACCTCAAAAGCAAATACGATGAAGTCGAACAAACCCATACAAAGGAAGTGTTCGACATTCGTGTTGAAACGGCATTGCAGACAGCAACCGCCGGGTTGAAGTTTAAGGCAGGATTGCCGGAAAGCGCAATAAAGGTTTTGTTAGGTCAAGCAATCGACAAAATTAAGGGTATGAACCCGGAATTTATCGACGACGGCAAAGGCGGCAAAATGTTAGCGTTTAAGGATGAAAACGGCGCAATCATGCGCAACCCGAACAATCAGTTGAACCCGTACACCCCCGGCGACCTTTTGACCCGTGAATTGGAAACAATGGGTATTTTGGATAAGGGACGACAAGGAGCGGGCGGCGGAACGGTTCCCCCAACGGGCGGCGGTGCGGGCGGTAATGTTGCCGTTGACATATCCGGCGCAAAAACGAGGGTTGAGGCATACGACGTAATTGCAAACACTTTGCAACAACAAGGTTTGCAGATTGGAACGGCTGAATTTGACGCCGGAATGAAACAGGCATGGCAGGACAACAATATTGCCGTATTGCCGGAAAAGTAAAAGACAACACGGGTAAAGGGTAAACCCGCATTTATAAACAATTTAATTTTTTAAACAATGAGTTTAATTGCAACAAGAGTACAGGATTGGCGGATAGAGAACCCGGAGTTAGACCGTAATATGTTCCGCCCGTGTGAGTACGGCGCATTGGATTTCTTTATTGAGCAAACCAACGCCCCTAACTCAATCATTAGCCCTAATTTGAGAGATAGAGCATTAGTAAGTATCGGTAACACGGTACAAATTCCGGTTATCAATTACGACGAAAACGTACAAGTTAGCAACGTGCGTTCGTGCGTTATTGCCGATAATGAAAATACGTCCTCATTGGTAACGCTTGTTTGGGCTACTTATGCAATCGGGTTTACAATGGTTCCGGCGGCATACTCAAACAATGAGATTTCGTACCAACACGATTTTATGCGCAAAATGGAGAAAACAAGCCGTGCGTTGGCGGATGCTTTGGACAAAGGAGCCGTTGCCGCATTGGAAGCGAACAAAACGCAAGTTTTCAAAACCTTGCTTAACTACAAGCAGGTCGGATACGTGGTACAAGTTCCAACCCAAATGGCAACCGAGATTTTGGGCGACATTAACCCAATCATGCGGGCGAATTGTTACCCGGAATATATCCACCTTATCGCAAATGCGGGGGTTGATAGCCTAATCCGCAAGTTGGCGCAACATGGCGTTTACAACGACGTTAATAAGCGTATGGAGTACGACAACAAAGTATTGCACTACACTAACAACGTAACGGATGAAACGGGCAAAATGGGAACAATGTTTGCCGTTGCTGATGGAAACGTTGGTATCTTAACCCGTGTTGACCGTGAAGCGTACCGCCGTACCCGTGCGAATTTCCACGAATGGGACATTGTACGATTGCCGTACATTGATTTGCCCGTTGGTTCGCATTATTATACCGCCGTGGGCGACCAATCGGCGATTATGGGCAACGCAACCGCCGATTTGACGTGTGCGGTTAAGGAGTATTTCGGATTTAGTGTTGATGTTGCCTACATGGTAGCATATAACAAGCTGGGCACCGTGGCAAATCCGATTATCAAAGTCGAGATTGCAGCACGCAATTCGAACGAACCGTTAGGAATGCCCGTATATGTAACCAACGCCAAGGAATTTTCCGCCGGAGGTGGCGCATAACGCCGGAGCATAACGAATTGTTAAACCGAGGGGACGGGGTGATTATCCCCGCCCCCTTATTTATTTCAAACGCAGATGTATCGATTAAAAGAAATACAGGACGCATTATTGCACGTCGTCGGGTGGGAACAATCATACGACCCGGCAAAGGCGATAGACGACAATTTAACGCAGACGGAAAGCGGTTTGACGTTTCAAGGTGCGCACCCCCTTGTTACTTTGGATAATGTCCGGGCAATCGTCCCGGATGATTTCGTTTTTCAATATCCGGTTTGGAATATGATACCGGAATACAAAACAGGTGCGAAAGTGCGACACAATGGCAAAGTATGGATTGCCCGCCGGGACAACCAAAATGTCGAACCCGTCGCAAGTGATTTTAACGACGATTTCAACAACGATTATGGAAACCCGGATTGGGGCGAATACAACTATTTATCCGACTATTTGGAAAGGTTGACCCGTAACGGTATCGCCCAAATGGTACAAACATTCACGCAAATAAAGGGATTGGATAAGGAAACAAAGAACCTATTGGAACGGCGCACGTTCTTTGACGGTGCGGGACGTATCCGGGCGACGTTGCCGAATAATCATAAATTAGTCGGGTTTGAAATTGTCCCGGTTCGTTCTATGGGCGTAACAATGAAAATCGAACAAATCGGGTTGCAAATGACGGGCGCAACCGGGGTTGTTCGTATGTATCTTTTCCATTCGTCCCAAATTGACCCGATAAAGACGTTTGATTTGAATTTTACGCAGACAAACGGCGGTTTTCAATGGTTCCCGTTGAAAGATTGTTATTTGCCGTATATCAGTACCGGAAACAACGCCGGGGGGTCGTGGTTCCTTTGTTACAACCAAAACGATTTGCCAGCCGGGATGCAGGCAATTAACATGACAAAGGATTGGAGCCGGGAGCCGTGCGGGACGTGTACGGGTTACGTTGATTTGGAGCGTTGGCGGGAAATAACCAAGTATTTACAGGTATCCCCGTTTATGATGAACGCCCCGGAAACATTCGACGAATACCCGGAGTTGTGGGATATTGCGTTGACGATGTACACCAATACGCAGAATTACGGGTTGAATTGCGAAATAACCGTTGGTTGCGACCTAACGGATTTTATCATTAAGGAAAGGCAGATTTTCCAAACGGTTATCCAACGACAGGTCGCCGCAATCATGTTGCGCACGTTGGCAATGAACCCCAACGTAAGGGTAAACCGTAACCAATCCAACGCCTCTAAAATGGAAATCTTGTATGAGTTGGACGGGAATGTTGAGGGACGCCCCGGCGGTTTGGGTTATGACCTTAAAAAAGCGTTTGAGGCTTTGCGATTAGATACGCAGGGGATTGACCATATTTGTTTGAGTTGCAACAACCGGGGCGTTAAGTACCGGACAACGTAATTGCATTATGGCGGGGTTACAATCAATAATTGATTTGCGCAACCGGGTTAATACATTTAACGACGGGTTGACGTCCGGGTTGATTATACGGGACATAATCGACGACGGAATGACAACGGCGTTTATCATTGATGCCAACGCCGAGGAACAATTATTTGAACAAGGTATTAACCGATTGGGCGTTGACATTATGGATTATCGACCTTATACCCCGCTAACAATAGCCATTAAGGAGGAAAAGGGACAACCGACAAACCGGGTAACGTTACGGGATGAGGGCGATTTTGAGAGTAGTTTTTACTTGGAAGTCGGCGACAAACAATTTGAAATTAAGGCGTCGGATTTCAAAACAGAAGATTTGATAAAAAAGTATGGGCGGCAAATATTGGGATTGACGAACGAAAACATTGCTAAATTGATTTGGCAATACGTTTACCCGGATTTGCTAACCAAAGCAAAAAAAACAATATACGGAAATGGATAAAGTGCCTATCATAAAGAACCCGGAGTTATTCGACCGGGTTATTGCAAATATTCAAAAGGGATTGGCGGACGGGTTGCCGTGGCTTAATTATTCCTTTGGACGTTCGGAACGGTTGGTTAAGTCCATACAAGGAAAACGATATTACACGCCCAATATTTACGTCGGCGGCAATGAATATATGTTGATTGCCCCGGATAGTAATATAGGGAATTTTTCGTTTTTCGTGTTGGACGACCCGCAACAAATTGATTGGTTCCCCGGCGAACAAAACAAATATACAACGCCGTTTTCGGTTATCTTTTGGTTTGATATGCGCACGATAACAAACGACCCCAACAACCGGAATACGGAGGCGGTCAAACAACAAATCATGCGGGTATTGAATGGCGGTATTTGGTTGCGTTCCGGTTCCATGACAATAAACAGAGTGTACGCAAAGGCGGAAAACATATTTGCCGGGTTCACTTTGGACGAAATAGATAACCAATTTTTAATGCACCCGTTCGCCGGGTTCCGGTTTGCCGGGGAATTGGGAATTAATGAAACGTGTTTAACTGATTAAAAACAAAGTGTATGCAAGCATTTTTATTTTATACGGTCGTGGTTGCTTTGGTTGCTGCATTCGGTTTGACCTTGTTACGCAAATGGCAGGTTATCGAATGGGTACAAGTCCACGGCAACGAGTTTTTCGCAAAGATGTTTAATTGCGATTTCTGTTTGTCCTTTTGGGCGGGGGTTGCTTTGGCAATCCTTTTGGCGTTTATAACCGGGAACCCGACGTTGTTGTTGGTTCCCTTTTGTTCCACAATGATAACCCGTTTTTTGCTATGAAAACCGTTAAGATAGGAGAACGCACCGTTGAGATATACGACGCTATCGACGAATTGCCGATGTTGCGATTTCATAAGTACAACAAAATGTTGTTAGTTGATGCCGGGATTGGTTCCGATTTGCAGGATTTCGACACGCATATTGAAAAGGCGATAAGATACGCCCGGAGTAAAACCCCCGAATTGGCGGCAATCGAATTGGATAATATGCGGCAAAACGTGTATTTCATTCAAACCGGAATAAGCCCAAAGCATTTGGCGTTTGCCGTCTTGGTTAAATCAATCGACGGGGAACCGTACAACGATTTATCCGACGATGGATTGCAAAAGGTCGTCGATATGTTCGGCGATGTTCCCGTTAAAGAGTTGACCGCCCAAATGGAAGCGGTCAAAAAAAAA